AGGTGGAACACTAGGCTATTACGGTTCGTTCTACGACATGACCGACCAACCACTCGTATCTACTTCTGTAGCTCAAGTTATTGCAATTGGGTCCACATCCGAATCAAGCGGTGTGAGTATTCAAAATGGTGATGAAGTTACCTTTGCTTACGCTGGAACTTATAGCCTCACGTTTTCTATTCAGATTACCAACTATGCCAACTCCGTGGAAAAAGGAATTTTCTGGCTAAAGACAAATAACGTCGACTATCCCGATTCTGCTACTGAAGTAGATATGCAACCTCGAAAGTCGTCAGATGAACCTAACCGACAAGTAGTAACGATTAACTATGTTGCAACTGCAACAGCAGGACAGCAAGTGCAAGTTTACTGGTCTGGCTCAAGCACACAACTTAGGGTAGAGTCTTTGCCAGCAAGAACGTCCCCAACATCTCCAGCAACACCTTCAATTATTCTTACCGCAGTACAGGTTATGTACACCCAGCTGGGACCTACAGGAGCAATTGGACCCACAGGTCCAAATGGTAATACTGGTCCTACAGGACCAACAGGAGCAGCAAGCACAGTAACAGGACCTACTGGAGCAACTGGTCCAACAGGACCGTCTGGAATTCTTGTGGCTAGTCCACCATTATCATATGACCCAACTACAAAAACAATTTCTTTGCCATCAATCGATGGCGGTACTGTATAATAGTATTTGAACATAGGAGAGATGTGAAGATAGCAGTTTATACTATTGCACTTAATGAAGAACAGTTTGTAGAACGTTGGTACGAATCAGCAAAAGACGCAGACTACTTATTGATTGCAGACACAGGCTCAACAGACAAAACTATTGCAAAGGCAAAAAAGCTTGGCATTAATATTATTAAGGTTGCAGTTACACCATGGAGATTTGACGATGCTCGTAACGCATCTCTGACTGCCTTGCCAAAAGACATAGACATCTGTATCTCGCTTGACATGGATGAAGTGCTTATTCCAGGATGGCGTGAAAAACTTGAGGGTATTGCAGAAAGCACCACACGTCCTCGTTATAAATATACTTGGTCTTGGAATCAGGACGGAACACCTGGACTAGAATATGGTGGAGATAAGATTCACAGAAGATTTGGCTACCGCTGGAAGCATCCAGTTCACGAAGTACTTACTACCGATAGGACTGACGAAGTTCAGGAATGGGTTGACCTAGAAATTCATCACTATCCAGATAGCACAAAATCACGTGGACAGTATTTTCCACTTTTGCAAGTAGCAATTGAGGAAGACCCAAACGATGACAGAAACGCATTCTACTACGCAAGAGAACTTTTTTATTATGGAATGCACGACAAGGCAACTCAAGAATTTAAACGGTATTTAGAATTGCCAAAAGCAAAGTGGGGACCAGAGCGAGCAGCTGCCTACAGGTATCTTGCTAAGTGCAATCCACAAATTGCAGACGTGTATTTAGTTGGGGCAATTAGAGAAGCGTCAGATAGACGAGAATCTTACGTAGAACTTTCGAAGTGGTGTTACGACAATGAGCAATGGAGCAACTGCTACAACTATGCTTTGACAGCACTAAGCATAAAAGAAAAACCGCTTGACTATCTTTGTGAAGACTTTGCTTGGGGAGCACTGCCATATGACCTAGCAGCAATTTCTGCGTGGCATCTAAAAAAGTATTCTAAAGCAGTTCAGTACATAAACAAAGCACTAGAGATAGAGCCAGATAATGAAAGATTTCTGAATAACTTAGCATTCTTCAAAAGCAAGATTGTGATATAATCTATACATGGCTACTACTCGTACAACAAACTCACTTGCTGGAACTGTTCCACAACTAGGTGACACAGCTAATATTGAAACAGCTTTTAATGCTTATCACGATAGTTTGGCAAATACCTCTACTGGTGCTGCTGTACTTGGTAGAGCAAATACCTTTACTGGTTCTATTACACTAGGAACCTCAACAGCAACTCTTCTTTTTAATGATGGAACAAACGTAGAAGGAAGAATGCTTGCTTCTAGCGGTGTTCTATATATTCAAGCAGGTACTACAAATGCAGATACATCAGCTCAGTTAAATATTGCAAGACACGGAACAACAAGTACAAACATTTCTGCACTAAACCTTTATGCAAATGACATTACTCTTGGAGGTTCTCTAAATCTTGTTGCAGGAACCACATCTGTTGAACCACTAAAGTTTTCATCTGGAACAAACCTAACAAACATTATTGCTGGAGCAGTAGAGTACGACGGAAATGTTTTTTATGCTACACCAAAAGTTAACAATACAACATATGGTCGTGGACTTGTAACAACTCCATATGTGTTTGTTGAATCAGCAGACCTTACTCTTACACAATCTACAGCAACATCAAGTGGTTCTGGAAGTGGTAGCTCAACAGACTCACACTCTTCTAAGGTTTTTGATAAAGAAATTTATTTGGCTGCAAATTCAACATACATGGTAGACGCACTAGTTATGGTATACACTGACCTAGATAGATTTTCAACTGGTGGAGCAGTTAGTGCTACGGCAACTTTGGGATTTACTAAGCCAAGCGGCTCAACCACAAGATTTGATGTAGTTAGCAACATAAACCTAGCAACACTAACAACATCTGGAACACCATCTTCGCAAATTTATGATTCTGGAACAATTGCCATAAACTCAATAACATCTGGAGTTACCAATACCAATAAGTATTCTATTTTTAGAATAAGTGGAGTCATTGTAACATCTGGAACTGCAGGACTATTTGGTCCAGTAGTCAATACATCTGTTTCAGTATTTAACGACAGTGCCTCTGAAAATAACGCTCAGGCACAAAGTACCACCCAGGCAAATTCATACATTACAGTTACACCTATTGGAGGAACAACTGGAGACGTTAATGTTGGTGGATGGGCATAAAAATACCCTGACCTTTTCAGCCAGGGTATCTTTTAGTTTGTTTCTATAAACCTCGTATAAGTAACTTTAGTATTCCAATTCATTTTAGCCCATTTCTTTACAGAAATAACTGCAGTCCTTTGTCCAGGAGCAGGAGCATGAATCATTTTTCCATTACCAATATAGATTCCAACGTGCTGTGCTCCAGAATAGTTTTTCCATCCGAAAGCAACCACGTCACCAATTTTTGGGGTTTTATATTTTTTGCCAGCATTTTTTTGAATACTTGCACTATGTCTTAGTTCAATTCCAACTTGCTGATAGGTCCACATTGTTAGACCTGAGCAGTCCCATCCACTGGGAGTGCTACCTGAGAATACGTACCAGGTTTTTCCTACATATTGCTTTAGTTTAGCAATTGCATTTTTTACTATTTGGGTGTTACGGTCAATAACCATCTGTTCTTGAAAACTAAGTGCAGTCTCAATAGCAAAGTTATTTGTTTGTATTACATTTGAATCAATTGGTTTTAGCTCAACTGCTGAAACAGAAGTCGAACACGTTGTAAGCGATAAAACCATCACGCCTACTGCAGCAAATTTTTTAATCATTTTGCTACCTCCTTATTTTTTATGTTGTTACTCTACCGTCAAATGCAACGGTATTCTGGCAGACACTATTCTTTATGAAGTAGAATCCGATAAAGCAAAAACTTCCTTTTAAGGGGAAGTTCTCTTAAATTATACCATTATTTAAACAGATTTGACAAACTTTTGCAGAAAGTTACCAGAAAGTTATGAGTCTTATTATGCTATAATATTAATTAACATGACCATTATTCAGCACAAAAGAGGCACATCAAGTAACTGGACTAGCTCAAACCCTACCTTGGCAGTCGGTGAAATTGGCTACGAAACAGACACTGGTAAATTTAAAATTGGCAATGGAACTAGCACTTGGTCAGCATTGTCATATTTTGAAATAGCTTCTGGTGCAGGTTCTGGAACCGTTACATCTGTAACCCTAACACTTCCTACAGGGCTTATTGTTTCTGGCTCTCCAATAACAACATCTGGAACATTAGCTGTATCGTTCGACACTGGATACTCAATTCCTACAACTGCAAAGCAAACAGAGTGGGATACAGCATATGGTTGGGGTAACCACGCATCGGCAGGATATCAGGCAGGAGATGCAGACCTAACTGCAATTGCTGCACTATCTGCAAATGGACTTTTAAGAAAAACTGCTGGAACTTGGGGTATGGATTCAGCAACATATCTAACATCTTATACTGAAACAAGCACCCTATCTGATGTAACTGGACGTGGAGCTACAACAAATACCGCTATATCAATTACAAACAACACCTCATCAACAACAACAACTACTGGTGCTTTAAAAGTGACTGGCGGTGTTGGTATTGTTGAAAATCTAAATGTTGGCGGTAACGTGATTGTAACTGGAGACTTGACCGTAGACGACTTAACTGTAAATGGAACAACCACAACAATTAATTCTACAATTGTTACAGTTGACGACCCAATCTTTACCCTTGGTGGAGACACTGCTCCAGGTAGCGACGATAACAAGGACCGTGGCATTGCATTTAGATGGCACAATGGTTCTACAGCAAAGATTGGGTTCTTCGGATTTGATGATTCAACACAATACCTTACTTTTGTTCCAGATGCAACAATTACGTCAGAGGTTATTTCTGGCAGTACAGGAACTTTTGATGGCAACGTAACAGGAAATTCTGGAACTGTTACTAATGGTGTTTATACAACTGGCAGTTATGCAAACCCATCTTGGATTACTGAATTGGCTTGGTCAAAGATTTCTGGCGAGCCAACGACTCTTTCTGGATATGGAATTACAGACGCACAGCCATTGGATACAGAACTAACAGCACTTGCTGGGTTAACGTCAGCATCAGACGCTTTGCCATACTTTACTGGTTCTGGAACAGCAAGCACAACCACCCTAACGTCATTTGCCAGAACAATTCTTGACGACACAACCGCAGGAACTGTAAGAACAACTCTTGGAGGAACTACTGTTGGCTCAAATCTTTTTACCCTTACAAATCCATCAGCAACAACATTCCTAAAAGTAAATACAGATAATAGTATTACAACAGAAAATGCTTCTACGCACTTGGCATCACTAGGAGCTACAACTGTTGGAGAAAATCTTTTAGAGCTAACAAATCCATCTGCAATTAGATTTATAAGAATTAATGCAGATAATACGGTATCTGCATTATCAGATACAAACTTTAGAACTGCTATTGGAGCAGGTACTGGTAGTGGAACAGTAACTACTGCATCTGTGGTATCTGCTAATGGTTTTGCTGGAACGGTAGCAAATGCAACAACAACCCCAGCAATTACCCTTACCACCACAATCACAGGACTTCTTTCTGGAAATGGAACAGCAATATCTGCAGCTTCTGCTGGATATGGAGATACAACAAGCCCATATGGAACAAAAGCTGCTAACCGAATTCTTGCTGGACCAGAAGCAGGAGTTGATGCAATTCCTTCATTCCGTGCTTTGGTATCTGGAGACATTCCGTCTCTAGACTACTTGTCAACTTCTGGTGGAAGTATTTCTGGTCAACTAACCTCAACTCATTCATCAACATGGTCTTCTCCAGCAATCATTGTGGGCGGTGCCCAGGGAGCAATGATGTTTAAAGATACGGATGCATCTCAGGCAGACGCTATTATTGGTACAAACGCTGGAAGCTTTTTTATCCTTGGTGACACAGCAAGCGATGGAACTTTTGACACTACGCCATTTTCTATCAATTTGACATCTGGTGCCACAACATTGCTTGGAGACTTGGCTGTAAATGGTGGAGACATTACTACAACAGCAACTGGAACAGCAACACTTTTTAATACAAATGCTACTACCTTAAATATTGGTGGAGCAGCAACAACGATGGCTATTGGTGCTTCTGGTAGTACAGTTTCTTTTCCTGGTAAGATTAGCGTAACAGCATCTTCTGGAGATGAGGGTGGAGAAATATTCCTAAACAAGGCTACAACAAATACAACTATTACTACTGGTGTCACTATTGACATTTATCAAAATAGACTACGATTCTTTGAGCAGGGCGGCTCGGCAAGAGGATATTATCTAGATATAACTGAAGGCGGTGGTTCAGCAACAACAAACATTAGACCACCAATGTATATGAAACTTGTTCAAAATAGCACACAGGTTGCAAACCTTGCTGGTGGTACTGCTGGAACTGTTAGTGCTTTTGGAACAAATGGTGTTGCTCTAAAGGCTGGAACAGCCTATGAAGTAGAGATGGTATTGTTTATTGAAAGCGTAGCAAGCAGCAACTCTTGTACACTCATTATTACTCCTGGCTCACCATCTAGTCCTGCAACACCATCTTCAACAGAACTATACTATGACTATTCTTCAAGCACTACTGTAATGACTAACGCAGCTGCACTTTCTGGAGTACGAAGAACTGGAACAACAACCTTCCCAGCACTAAACACAATTACTGTAGCAACTGGAACTACCAACTACTTCAGAGCATTTATGAAAGGTATCGTTGACGTTGATGTTGCAGGTAACTTTACAATTAGACTTGCATATACCCCAGGTGCTGGTGGTTCTATGGTTGCAACAGTCCTTGCTGGCTCTTATCTAAAGATAACAGAGCTAGGAACAGAAGACATTACAGATATTGGTACTTGGGCATAGTGTTTTACTTTTTCTAAAACTGTGCTATAATAAATACATTACAGTTATAGAAAGGTGGAAACACTATGTCGGAATTTTTCTCATTTACCCTTCCCAATGATTTTGTCGAAAAGTACAAAACAGCGGAATCACCCTTTGGATTCGTGGATGCAGGAGGTAACTCGCTAGGTGAAATCACCTTTGTTAGAACCTACTCACGAGTCAAAGAAGACGGAACTAAGGAACGCTGGTACGAAGTAGTACGCAGAGTTATCGAAGGTATGTATTCTGTCCAGAAAAACCATGCAAAGGAGAACCGTCTCCCCTGGAATGATTATAAGGCACAGAAGTCAGCACAGGAAGCATTCGACAGAATGTTTACCCTAAAGTGGACCCCACCAGGTCGTGGTATGTGGACATTCGGAACACCACTAACAATGGAGAAGCGTAACTCAGCTGCTCTCCAAAACTGTGCAATGGTATCAACTAAAGACCTAGACAAAAATGACCCAGGTGCTCTGTTTGCTTGGGTAATGGATGCTCTAATGCTAGGCATCGGTGTAGGCTTTGACACCCTTGGTGCAGAAAAGAACTTCCCAATCTACGCACCAGTAGAGCCAGAAGTAACTTATGAAATCCCAGATACTCGTGAAGGATGGGTGGAGTCAATCAGACTACTCCTAAACTCTTTGCTAAGACCAAACCAGAACATCCAGAAGTTTGACTACTCACTAGTTAGACCAGAAGGTGCTCCGATTAAAGGCTTTGGTGGAACAGCGTCTGGACCAGCTCCACTTATCAAACTACACGAACAGCTTCGTGAAGTCATTGGTGGACGTGCAGGAGAGAAGCTAGATTCTCGTGCAATCGTAGACATCATCAACCTTATCGGAACCTGCGTAGTTGCAGGTAACGTTCGTCGCTCTGCTACCCTTGCTTTGGGTGGTGCAGAAGACGAAGAATTTATCAACCTAAAGAATTACGAGAAATTTCCAGAACGTGCTCCTTGGGCATGGATGTCGAATAACTCTATTTCAGCAAAGGTTGGAATGGACTACACTCAGTATGTTGACCGCATTGCAGATAACGGAGAGCCAGGCTTCATCTGGCTAGACGTTGCTCGCAACTATGGTCGCCTAGCAGACCCTGCAGATGGCAAGGACTACCGTGTTATGGGATTTAACCCATGTGCAGAACAGCCACTAGAGTCATACGAGCTATGTACTCTAGTTGAGGTACACCTAAACCGTCACGAGAGCAAGGAAGACTTCCTACGCACTCTAAAGTTTGCCTACCTCTATGGAAAGACCGTAACTCTTCTTCCAACTCACTGGCAACAGACCAACGGTATCATGCAGCGTAACCGTCGAATCGGAACTTCGCTAACTGGTATTGCATCATTTGCTGACGCACATGGTCTACCTGAAACTCGTGAATGGATGGATGAGGGTTACAACAAGATTCGCTTCTATGACAGAAAATACTCAGAGTGGCTATGTGTTCGTGAATCAATTCGTGTAACAACAGTCAAGCCATCTGGCTCAGTATCAATCTTGTCTGGAGCAACCCCAGGTGTCCACTGGATGCCAGGAGGTAAGTTCTACCTACGTTCTATCCGATTTGGAAACACAGACCCAATGCTACACCTCTTTAAGGCAGCAGGGTACAAGGTAGAGCCAGCACTATACTCAGACAGCACTTCAGTAGTATACTTCCCAATCTCTTCAGGCATTAAGCGTTCAGAGAAGGATGTCACTATCTTTGAGAAGATGGCACTTGCTGCTACTGCCCAGAAGTACTGGTCAGACAATGGTGTATCAGTAACCCTGTCATTTGACAAGGAGACTGAAAAACAGCACGTTGCCTCAGTACTAAATATGTACGAAGGTCAGCTAAAGGCTGTATCATTCCTTCCAATGGGAAATGATGTTTATGAGCAACAGCCATACACAGAAATCACAGAAGAAGAATACGACTACTACATTGGTAGAATTGCTAAGATTGACTTCTCTGCAATTTATGACGGTGTGGACAATCTTGAGGCACAGGGTGAGGCATATTGCACCACCGATTACTGTGAGATTAAGATTCCAGACAAGAACTAGTCAAAATAGAGTTATGCCCTGTCGTTAATTCGGCAGGGCATTTCTTTATGTGCTAAAATAGTAGTATCATGGCTAATCCTT